ATCTCCCAGTCCTCGTCGCCTCGCAGGGACCCGGCGGCGCCGATGAACAGGACCTCGCCGGCCTCGTAGTCGCGGAAGGAGGCGTCGCAGATGCGGCCGGTGACCCGGCAGAGAGACCGGCGGTAGCGGCGTGTCACGACGGCGGGCGCCAGGTAGTGGCGCTCGGTCCACTCATATATCCGGGTAACGATGTCGCACCCGTCCACGGTTGTCCCATGGACGCCTATGGCGCCGCCATGGTCCGTCACGGCCGCGCCGTATCCCTCGGCGGCATAGGCGCCGACCGTCTGGAGGCTCTGCGTGATGTGCGCCGTCCCGCCCGCGGTCTGAAAGCTGAAGACGCTGTCGCCGGTCTGGGGCCGGACGTATTGGGAGGCCGCGTAGCTGACGATGCCGTCCCAGATGGAGCCGCCCGGATTGTTCACGTCCACGAAGACCGGCTTGACCTGGCAGGTCTTCCGAAGAAGTCCCCCGTGCGTCGTCGGGGATTCAGCGGCGAGAGAGCTCTTGGCAATTGCATCGTCGGCCGTCCCGCGGATGATGTAGAGGAGTTCGGCGGCGGCGTTCTCGCCGATCGAGCCCTCCCGGCTGTCATGCTTTTCGTTGACCGTTACGGCCATGCCGCCCTCCTCAGGTGATCAAGAGCCCGCCGCCCAACATGCGGTCGGCCTGCTTCCCCGTGTTCTTCGCCGTCTCTTCAGTGGCCTTTGCGATCCGCTCTGTGGCGCTGCCCGTCCCGAGCCCGCCGACGGCGTAGGCCGAGAAGGTGCCGCGCACGCTCGTGGCCTGCTCGGCGGCGGCCTGGCTGCCGGCGGCGATCTGCTCCTGGCGCAGGCGGAACCATTCGTCCACCTGGGCCAGGGCCTCCGGCCCGGCGTTCTTCGCCTGCTCGATCAACTCCTGGTAGCGGTCGGCCAGGCGGGCGAACTCGCGCTCCTGCTCGTCGGGGAGGAGGTCGATCTGGATGTCCCGGATGTCGCGCGCCAGGTCCTCGACGAGGCGGTCGCGCTCCTGGGCGGCTTGTTTCTCCGCATCGGCCACAACCTTTGCGATCTCCAGGCGGCGGGCCTCCTCGATGGCGTCGAGCGTCTCCTTCGTGGCCAGGGCTTCCTGGGCCTTCGCCATCTCGTGATCGTAGCGCTCGTTGATCAGGGCGATCTCGCGGGCGCGCTGGTCCTCGATCTGCTGGAGCCGGAGCTGGGTGAGTCGGCGGATCCAGTCCTCCTCGGCCCCTCCGGCCTCAGGGACAAAGCCCGCACCTGCCGGGCCGCCCTCCGCCTCGCCGGCCAGCCCGCCGGCGCCGCCCTGCAGCGCGCGGAGTCGCGCTTGGGACGCGAGCAGGCGTTTGCCGATGACCTCGATATCGCCGCCGAGACGCTCCATCTCTGCCAGCTTCTCTTTGCCGCTCAGGCCCGGGCCGAAGCCGGTGAGCGCCTTGAGTACGGATGCCTTGACACCGGCAGTGGCCTGGCCCTCCTTGAGGAGTTCGCCCAGGTTATTGCGCAGCTCGGCAACGTCAGCTTCGACCTCCTGTATCTCCGCCTGGCGCATGGCCTCGTTGAGGCGCTCCTGGGCGGTGGCCATGCCCTCGATCTTGCCGGTGGCCTCGTTGACCGAGATGCCGAGGGCGCCGTAGCGGCCCACCAGTCCAAGGATCAGAGCCCGCGCCCGGGCCATCTGGGTCTCGTTCAGTTCGGCCGCCTCACTGAGCCGCTTGAGTTCTTGCCACCGGGCGCGGTCGCTCTTGCGGAGGCCGTCCCCTTCCTCGCGGAGCTTCTGCGCCTCGTCGGAGAGCTTGGCGGTGTAGCGCTGGGCGCGGTCCATGGCGTAGGCCAGGCCGATGACGGCGGCGCTGGCCAGCGCGATCACGCCGACGACGGGATTGGCTGCCAGCCAGAGGAAGGCCTGGCCCAAGCCGTGGACCGCCTTTGCGGCGAAGGACACGGCCTTGAGCAGCCCGCCCAGGAGGCTGATCAGCTTGCCGACAGCAAATAGCAGGGCACCGCCGCCGATCAGGGCCACGGCCAGCTTGGCCACCGACATGACGGCTTCCTGGTTGGCCTCCACCCATTGCCGCGCCCGGCGGCCAGCCTCGACGATGCGGCCGGCCAGGTCCTGGAGCGTCGGCGCCAGGGACGCACCGACCGCAAACCCCGTCCGCCTGATCACGCGCCAGACGTCGCCCATGACGTCCGTGAAGTGCTCGGCCGCCTCGGCATCCTCGGTAGAGATGGTGAGGCCCAACTCGTGCGCGCGCTGGCGCAGCTCCTCCACGCTGTCCAGAAGGGGGAGGAGTTCCGTCCCGCTGCGGCCGAAGAGCTGTTGGGCGATGGCCGCCTTCTTCGAGGCGTCCTGGACGGCGCGCAGTCGGCTCGCGATCAGCATGAACTGCTCGTCGGGCGAAAGGCCCTGGAGGTCCTGGAGGGAGAGGCCCAGGTCGCCGAAGGCATCCTTCGAGGTGGAGAGGCCGCGCTCGAGGTCGTAGATGGAGCGCTGCATCCGGCGGACGCTCTTCTCCACGCCGTCCAGGTTGGACCCGCTGCGCTCGGCGGCGAACTCAAGCTCCGAGAGCGCCTCGACGGCGATCCCCGTGCGCTTGCTCAGCTTGCCGAGCCGGTCGCCGGCCGAGGAGAATATCTTCGCGCTCGCGACCAGGGGCGCGGCGATGGCCGCGCCCGCCATCATCATGGTGCGGCCCATGGCGCTGATCTGTGTGCCGAACTTTCGCAGCTTGTAGCTGGCAAGCTGCAGGCCGCGGACGAGCTTCGAGTCGTCGGCGAACAGCTCGACGAAAGCGGCTCCGGCCCGTATCGCGCCCGTCCTGGCCATGATGCCCTCTCAAACGCCATGGATCCCGGCGGGGAAGGCGGCTTCCCGGCGCGGAATCCGTAACTTTCTGTTCAGCCCCGCTTTACGTCCACGCCACAGGCCGCCAGGACCGCCAGAACGGCCTTCAGGACGGCCCCGAATTTCCAGACCACGGACGCCCCCCCGCGCCGACCAGTATGCCGAACCAGAACATCTCAGCCTCCCTCTACAGGCCCTCGGCCCGCTTCACTTCCGTGATGGTGTCCTTCACCTCTTCGTGCGCTGCGCCGGCGGCGGCCTTGATCTGCTCCTTGACCTGCTTGCCGACCTCCGGGGACACGGACTCGACCGCGCGGACCGTCGCATGCAGCGCCTGTTCCTGGCGCGCCGCCTCGGCGGCCGCCTCGGCCGCAGCCTTCGTCGCCTTGACTTCCTGGCGGCGCTGCCAGACGTAGCAGACTGCCCCCGCGAGCCCCAGCCCGACCGCAACCAGTGTGACCCAGGGGTATTCGTCGAGGACCGCGCCGAGCCCGACGATGACGGCGCCGCCCGACATGACCACCAGGCCGCTGCGCAAGTCCCTGGCGATCAGGACGACAGCGATCCCGCCGGCCATCACGAGCCCGCCGATCCAGTAGAGGACTGGAATGCTGCCCCCGCCCAGGTCCTGGATGAGTCCGGAGACGCGCGAGCCGCCGGAAGAAGCTGTCCCTCCCGAACCCAATGCCACGGCGGGCGGCTCGACTGCTGCGTCCTCGACGTTACCGGTCACCGTGGCGCCCTCGGCGTGCAGCTGCTCCGTCCCGGTGTCATGCGCTTCGCTATGAGCAATCTCCTGGCGTTTCCGGACGGAGACGACGAGCCGGGGCGGCCCGGTGTCGCCGTTCGTGTCCGCGGCGGCTACCTCCACGGCGAAGTTGCGGGGCGACCCGGCAAGGTCTACGTCCTCGAAGAGGGGAACTTCGAGCCGGACGCCGTGTTCCGTGCGCTCCAGTGAGGCGGGGGCGACCGTGTCCCAGGTGCGGGAGGCGGAGCTGCTGCCGGCGTCCATGCGAGCGGCGGCGCCGCAGCCGCATGATGCGAGGGCGAGGACGACGACGAGGACGATCCTGCACCTGTGCCGCAACATGCTCAGTCTCCCTCTGCTCGGATCCATGCGTCCGCCACTTCTTGCCTGTCGATCTCGGCGCGCCCGTCCAGGTCCGCCTTCTCGACGAGGCGCCGCATCTCTGCGATCAGCCGTCTCAGAACCTCGGCCCTGACCGTCTCATTGTTCATGGTCTGCCTCGCTTGTCCGCTGGGACGAAGACTTTCAAGTTATCGATGCTCTCCGGCGTGATGGGGGTGCCCGACCGCTTCGGCTTCCCGAACAGCGGGAAGTCGTCCGGCCGGTATGCCCGGTGCTTCTTGGGGTCCCGGTTCACGTTGGCGATCAGGACCATGAGCCTGCTGGTGCGCGTCCATGACGCCTCCGCCATCCAGGCGAGATGTCTCAGGGAGTAGGGCCAGGGGTCGCATCCGGCGAGGGCGGCGAGTTCAAACCCGAAGCGCCAAAGATCTCCGCCACCTCCTTCTCGGTGTCTATCGCCTCCACCCGCTTCGTGTTCCCCTCGACCACCATCTCGATCATCTTCTGTTGGGCCGCCGCCGCCCTGGCCACGTCGAGCCGACCCAGGCTCCGGAAAAAATCCGAGAGCTCGTCGTAGAAGGCGCGGTGGGCCGACAAGATCGCGTCGCCTCCCATGGCCGCCGCCCATTGCTCGTCAGTGACGCCCAGCTCGTCTGCCTGCGGCTTGATCAGGGCGAAGATGACGTCGCAGAGGAGGCGGATCTCTGTGCCGAGGCGGGTCAGCAACGGCAGTTCGCCGGCGCAGGGATCGAGCAGGTCCACGTCGAGCAGGGCCTTGACCCGGCGGGCCGAGCCGAACGTCAGGGAAAGGGTCCAGCGGCTGCCCTCGTTGTCCTCGAAGTTGTGCATCAGGACCTCCGTTAGAAAGAGCGTTCTGTCAGCCGGGTCGCGGGGCCGGCGCGTGGGCCGGCCCCCGCCCGAACCAGGATCAGCTCCCGCTGACCTCATACCACTCGCTGTAGCTGGACGGCTTGATGACCACGCTGGCCTTGACCCCGTCCTCCAGCGGCTCGCTGCGCGAGCAGTCGAGGACGTGGAAGTTGCTGGCGAGACCCTCGGCGCCCTCGGTCGTGATCGCCTGGTCCATGCACGCCAGGGCGATCTCCGTGTCGTTCTTCCAGGCGGAGAGGAGCGCGGCGAAACCGGCGTCGTCCGGGTCCCAGAGGGCCTCGAACTCGATGGTGCCGTCCTTCAGGGTCGGCCAGATCGCCCGCCAGCCGTCGTTGGCCCTGGTGGTCATGTCCGCCTCGCCCTTTTGCAGGTTGAGGGTGAGGTCGCGGACGTCGTCCAGCTCCGTCCAGCTCGCGGTCGCGGGCGTGACGGTGTCGCCGTCGAGCAGCGCGGCACCACGATACAGCTTGCAGTTCATCCCCAGTTTTCTGGCCATCGTGCGTCCCTCCTTGCGTCAGTTAGTGTCGTGCGGCGGCCTTCGTGCGTGCCTCGCGCCAGGCCCGCTGCTGGACGCCGGGGTCCAGGGCGGCAGCGAGCGCGTCGCGCATGTAAGGCCGTTCGGGGTAAGTCATGCTGACCATTTTGCCGAGCTGCGGCCGCAACGCGTGGAACATCTCGGCCGCGCCGGCCACGTAGTGGCGCTCGCGGTAGAGCGCACCGAGCAGGCCGCGCGTGACGAGGCGGCGGACCTGGCCGCCGCGCTCGAGCAGTTCGGGGATGGTGATGGTCGAGTGGTGCTGCAGGCGGCCGATAAGGGCCGGGCCGGCGACCAGGCTGCGGCTTCGGGCGTCGTAGCCGTAGTAGAGCTGGTCGCGGATCAGGCCGGCGTGCCGGTGCGGGGCCTCGGGCGCCTTGCTCGGGCCGACCTGGTGCTTCATGGCGTTCCGGGCGACCTTGCGGATGTAACCGCCCATGTAGCTGAGGTAGTAGTAGCGGATCCACTCCAAGGCCTGGCGCACGTGGGGCTGGGTAAACATCATGCTCTTCCAGCCCTTCGTCCGGATGCCGAACGCTGCCTGCGCCATTGCCTGCTACCTCCAGAGCCGCCAGGTCATCATGAGGACGGCCGCGAACTCGTGGGCCTCGAGGTTCTCCGGGATGAATGCCGGGTCCTGCTCGATGGCCATGCACGCCGCGGACGGGTCGTCGAGCTGGAGCTTGATGAAGTGGTCGGAGAGCTCCTCGCAGAGACCGAGCAATGCGGCCATCTCCACCGGGTCCGCCTTCCCCTCCGCCCAGTCCACGCGCTTCTGGATGAGCACCGGCACGCGGTATTCGTGGATGGTGTCCCGGCGGGTGTCGAGAGTCAGGTCCTCGCCGCGCGGGAGGACGCTGACCTGGAGGGAGGCGAGGTCCTCGTGGGGCTCGACGGGCAGGTATTTCACCTCCGCCTCGAACTCCATGCTCCAGGTCTCGGCGTTCAGCTCCGCGACCACGGCGTCCGCAATGTCGGTCAGCACGCTCACGTCAACCTCCTCCCCAGAGAGCCTTGATCACGAAGATGACGACGCCGAAGATCGCGCCGCCGACGGCGCCCGCGATAGAAAGCAGGCCGGCCTGCCGCGCGAGGCCGAGCGCGTTCGTCTGGGCCCTGGCCTCCAGCGCCTTGACCCGGTCGGGCAGGTCGCGCGCCGGGCAGGCGGCGGCGTGCTCCTCGATGATGACCTTGGCCTGGACGCGCGCGATCTCCTCGGCCAGCTCGCGGAAGTAGTCGTCGAGCGGGATCTTGACCTCGCCGTTCTCGGTCAGTTTGCCCCTCATGGCCGTGTCACCAGTTGCGTGTGGGTGCGGTAGGTCCCTCGATGCGGGCCGCTCCAGCGCCACGCCGGCTCGCCGCCGGGCGCCCCGACCTCGTGGACCCAGGTGCCGTCGTCGTCGGTCTCCTCGATGCGGTCGCCGGCGCGCGGCTGGACGGCGCTTCCGTCGAGGACCAGGTCGGCCGCCTCGATCAGGTAGTCGCGGCGCACGACGCGCGTCTGCGAACCGTAGGCCCCGACCAGGCGGAAGATCGTCTCCCCGATGGTCGCCTGCAGCTCGACCGAATCGTCGCCCCGGCGGTAGGTCACCGTCCTGCCCATGTGCGCCTTGCGGCGGACCGCCAGGCGCGTCGTCGCTCGCTGGAGCCGGTCGGTCATGCGCAGGCGCCCTCCAGCACGGGAGCAGAGACGCCGGCGGCCTCGAGCAGCCCGCCCACCACGGCGGGATCGCGGAACTCCTCGATGTTCCATTGCCGCGCGGCGAGCCACTCCAGGTAGTAGCGGACGCGGTCCGGCTCCGGCCGCCACCCACCGAGCATGACGTCTATGTCCTCGGCGAAGGTGGCCAGGGTCGTCGGGCGCACGGCGCCGGCGTCAATGCCGAGCGACGGCCCGAACGCCAGGCACGGCACGCCGGCGGCGAGGGCCTCGGTGATCGCGTTGGAGTTGATCGTGACGACGAACATGGCCCCGGCCAGGGCGCTGTCCAGGCCGGATCCGTGCATCGTCTCGATGTACTCCCGGGTCTCGTTGCGGGCCTCCTCGAGGCGGGGCAGCTTCTTGTGCACCCGGTGCGGCGTGACATTGGAGCAGCGCGGGTGGGGGCGGAAGTAGGCCCGGACGCCCTTGGGGAGGGCCTTGGCGACGGCGGCCTCGAGCTGGACCGCGCCCTTGATGTCCGAGGCGAGCATCTGGGTGTCCCCGGTGACCTGGCCGAGGACCAGGACGTAGCCGCCGCGGCCCTTCATCGGCGCGAGGCCGTCCGGGTAGAAGCGCGCCAGGCGCTCGGCGGCGCCGGCGGGCGGCGGCCTGCCGTCCAGGATGCGCTGCCGCCAGCTCGCGCGGTGGAGGATGCCGGCGTGGTCGGCCTGGCAATAGCGGTTGCGGTCGAAGAACCCGTGCTCCAGGTAGAAGACCTTGCTGCCGAAGCGGCGCGCGTCAGCCACGGCGTTCCGGGCGTTTGCGTTCAGGCCGTTCCAGACGAACAC